TACATGCCGAGCGTAACAAAAGAAATACACTGAAGGAATGGCTCGAAGGATTAGAATGGAAAGGAGAGTCAAGACTTGAAACTTTATTCATTGACTGGCTAGAAGCAGAAGATACTCCACTGAATAGAGTGTATGCGAAGAAGTGGGCTATCTCTACCATTGCCAGATGCTTGAAGCCTGGATGCAAAGTAGATACTATGGTCGTATTGAAAGCTCCCCAAGGACATGGTAAGGGTACGTTCTTTCGAACACTAGCAGGTTCATGTCCTATCACAGGATACTCTTGGTATAACAGTTCCAAGATAAACATTGGTGAGAAAGATGGTCGTTCAATCCTGCGTACAGCTTGGATACATGAGATGGCCGAGCTTGCTGTGATGGCAAAGAAGGATGCTAATGTAATCAAAAACTTTCTCGATGAACAGTTCGATACCTTCAGGAAAGTATACACAAAGCATGAAGTGAAAGAGCCTCGCTCATGTGTATTTGTTGGCTCGACAAACGATGATGATGTCGGTATCTTTAAAGACAAGACAGGCTCTAGGCGATACTGGTTTATATCTATTGAAGGTGAGAAGCACAAGATGGCATACGAAGTCAAGAAGTTGGAAGAAGCAGTAGACCAGATCTGGGCAGAAGCAGTGCATCGATTCAATGAAGGCGAAGAATGGTGGTTGACATCAGCAGAGCAAGAGATGAGTAGCTCCGAAAATGAACGTCATTCAGTTGTTGGAATCCATGAGCAACTAGTAGCAGGCTACCTGATTGACAGAGCAGGCAAGTACTTTACTGTATCTGAGATGGTCGAAGACATATACAAACTCAGCACCATCAAGCCGATGGTGTACGAGAACTATTATCCCACTCTTCTTGCTAGACTTGGAGCAGAGCTACAGAATGAAGGAAGAAGATGCAGAAGAAGTAATAAGCTCAAGAAGGGATGGTATCTTGCACCACAACTTAATAATGATGATGATACTTCAAGAGAAAAAGAAGAACTACAAGTTCTAGACGGACGGTGGGAAGGTTAGGGAGTTCTTCACCCATTCCCTTGCACTTTCCTTTGCGTTCTTGTCACCTTCCAAAGTATAAATATACTCTATCCACAAGAACTCATAGGAGATGTTTTTATACTGGGACAAAGCTCGAAGAAACCAAATAAGAGATAAAGGGTTTGGTTGATTCCTTCCCTTTATCCATGCATAGACAGAGTTAGCATGCAAGCCTGCGATGTGCGCAACCTTTTTTACTTCACCATGTCCGAGGTATCCTTCGATAAAATCCTTCACACCCTACCCTTAAGGAATTGCTTCACCTGTTCGATGAGGAACTTACCACAACAGGCAGTGTTAGCAAACTGCTGATGGTAATATACATCTTTCCATGTCAAGTTGTAGTCACACAACAGTGTGGATACATGAGCCATCAAAGCAGAAAACCTTGGAGCAGGGCAGTGATAGTCCTCGAAATTGCCAGTGACGCAGATACCAATTGAGTTTTTATTTTCTCCCTTGGTATGTGCGCCTTGCTTATTTAGTGAACGACCCTTAGCAATGGTACAATCTTCAAGCAGAACATAGTGATAACCAATACCAGACCACCCTCTATCCAAATGCCATTGGTTGATCTGCTCTACCGTAGTACCAACTGGACTTGCAGAATGATGAATGATAACCTTGGTGATGTTACGCTTACCTCTTGCCAATGTCTTCTCCAATGTCATCAGCAATGACACCTAGAACATCGAACAAATCAGATAAGAGTTCTTGCTTCTCTGCCTTGGTGAATCCACCTTTGGCATAGCGTATAAGTTTACCTACCAGTGCAAAAACCTTTTGCCATGACGCAGGAGATACATCTATTTTACTCATTTGCTGTCGCTCCTGTAAGAGTATCCTTTAAAAGATACTTTGGGTTTTTTCATACCACCTTTCTTAGGTTTCTTTAGATACATATATTCTTCTCTTGTAGTATTACCCTTTGGCATGTTTTTTCCATAAGGTCTATAACTTGGTAAAGACTTTTTCATTTTTCCTCACTTCTTTTTTGTTGTAGTTTTTTTGGGCTTGAACCCACCCTTCTTAGCTTTCATCTTACTATAAGTTTTCTTGCTTATTGTAGATTTTTTCTTTGTTCTACTTGTGCCTGCCTTCTTTCTTTTATTCATATTTTTGTATAAGCTCATGATTTTTTCTTTCCTCCAGGAGATTTAGTTTTTTTACCAGATGGCCATAAATCTTTACAAGCCCAATGTCTTGCACTAAGTTTGTCCTTTGCACTACTACATTTGTGCCTTGCCCGAAAAGATTTCTTTGCGCTGTCACTATAATTATGGTCGTAGCCTTTAGCTCCATACTTAATAAGTTTTTGTCGGCCTGCTTTACAACCTAATACAACCTTTTTTTTCTTGCCATATCCAGGCTCTCCCTTCCTTAAAGGTCTGGGAGAATTACACTTCATGGCTTTTTTATTTATAGATTTAGGCATTAGTCACTAGTAGAATTGTTTCTTCTTTTCATTTTGTTCTGGGCATTACGTACATCCTTCACATCTCTTGAAATATCATCAAGTTTTGTTGAAAGCTTTTGCATGTGTTCCTGATACATTTCTCTATCATCGTCACACCTAGTCATCATATTATTTATTTGGTCTACATACAACTGAGAAATGTACCAAAGTGCAGCACAAGCAATAGTTAGTGCGCCACCTTGTCCCAGAATATGCCTCATCCATTCTTCTTTTGTCATCTTGTACCTCATAATAAAATGCCCCACACGCATATCATAACACATACGTGTGGGGCTTCCTTTACAAACTAGTGTCTATGCTAGGTAACGAACTTCAAGTGTTCCACCTGAAGGAACGTTAGCTCCAAAAGTAACTGTAACTGTACCACCAGATTCAGATACAACGTACTCATCAGCACCTGCACTGCCTGCAACTTTCTTCTGAAGCAGACCATTACGGAATACCATAACGAAATTAAAAAATGGAGCAGAAGGAGCAGTTGTTAAGTTGAAAGCAGAAGTACTACCGTTTGGTGTAAAGACATCTTGTCTTGATTGAAAGGCCAATTGACCAGGAGTAATTCCTCCGTCTGCAACCTTAATACCACCTGCACCTACACTAATTGTAGAACCGTCATTTTTTACAGAGAAAGTTTGATTTGCACTACCATTGTAAGCATTACCTTGGAGTCCATCACCAGGGGTAACTGAGTCAAGGTTTGTACCAAGAGCTTTACTTGAAATAGTTGATGCTGCTAATTTACTAATAGCAATAGCTGCTGAGTTACTGATTTGAGCATTAGCGATTTGTCCTACTGTAAGACCATTTGCGTCTTTTGTAAGAGTTCCATTTGCAAGCTTAAGGTCAAGCTTGTTGGAGGTGAATTGCATCCCTGGATTTGTAGCAAGGTCAACACTGATTACATCTGGGTCACCCGATGCATCAATAGCGATACCGTCACCACCTGAAAATGCGTCAGGAACTCGACTATCAACATAAGCTTTAATAGCTCCTGCTGTTGCAAGCTTTTGTGCGCCACCTGAAATTGAAGTTTCGATGTCACTAGCAAGAATTTTTGCGAAGCTAACGCTTTCATCTGCGAGTTTAGAGGTGTCAATAATCGAGTTTATAAGCTGATCTCTAACAAGTTGTATAGCCATTTTTATCTCCTATAAAGGTTTATATACCGCAACCAATACCGTACCTGATTGTGGTGTAAAAGTTGTTGTGAAGTTTCGAGCATCGACTATGGATATTTCTACTCCAGTTCTTTGTCTTACTCCATTGTAATATACCACCAACGAGTCTGTATTAAAGGCTAACGGAGTCACAAAGCTCTGTGTTACTCCATTGATTTGTGACGATAAGTCAGATTCAACTGAGTTATTCGAGAAAGCACCAGAGCTATTACCAAAGGCATCTACATTTGCAGGTTGTACAGCCATCATATTCTCCAGGTAATCTTTACTTCTTTGATTTTTACCGTACCTGCATCGGTTTTTATCCAAACTTTACTGGGCCAAGTGTCTGCCACATCTATCTCTATCTTAACTATAGATGAAGTCTTGGTTGTGGTTGTGATACCTTGGCATAAACCTACTTGAGTGTCAGCAATAATACACTTGTCGCCTTCGTTGTCTTCGCTGATACGCACCGTCAATGCGTTTGCTCCACTGAGTGTATCACCATAGATGTAGAGAGCCGACAAAGTACCATAGAGAGTCGGTATAGTCTGCAACATCTGTGTTGTAGGTTTAATCTCAAAGCTCGTAAACGATGTGTTAACCTGAGTATCAAAGTACTCGACAAGTTTTTTGTGTTCCATATTTTACTCTGTAGATTTGTCGAAGTCTTTAAAGGACTTCAAAGCCTGACGTAAAGGATAGATAATCTGTTGTGACGAAGGTCTGTCTTTGCTTGGTCGAGCCAAGCCTAAGTAATATAAAAGCCGAGCAGTGTTTTCGCCTACATCTAATCCTTGTTTGTTCAAACTTTTTATGTAGTATGGTGCGAGTCCACCTTCTGCGAACATCTCCGCTCTAATCCTATCTCTTTCTGCACGTTGCATTGAAGCAGGGCCAAAGCCTAATCCTAAGATTGTATTGTATTCATATTCATCAGTCACCAAAGACAACTGACCAAGGGCTGTCATCCCAATTAACCTATGAGATAAATACTTATAATAGCCTTCTGGTCTAGCATCATCGAAGTTATAATAAAAGCCACCTTCTGCCAACGACCTGCCTGGTGTTCGAGGAACTTTTTTCAAACTATACATATCTACCAAATCATCTAGAAAACCTTGAGCCTCTGCTTGATAGATTAACTCTGGAGGAAAAGATACTTTCCTTTTTCTACCAAAATCAAAGAGTAGGCTTTTCGCAGGACTTCCATCTAGTGCTACTTTTTCTCCCAAGCTTTTTAAAAGCTCCCAATTAGATTTTTCATCTTCTTGAGTTTTAGGGTTCATTGTGGAATCCAAAGCTGATGCAATATACAGCGGCGCCATCATCATAAACTGAAATCCTTGCATCATAGGGTTCTCTGGGCCTGATACATAGGCGTTTGTACCATCAATAGCTCCGACATAAAGATTGTACAACGCACCTTGTTGCATGCTAGTGTAAGCACCATAGTCTTCTGCAGCTTCTTTTGACATTGCGTTCTGTATTTTTAGTATACGCAATGAAGGGTCGATGCCTTGCGTAGCATTACGATAAAATGCATTGATGACTTCAGAACCCATGACTCTATTGAAAGAGTAAAACCAATAAAGCTTTAATAAAACGTTTCTTTCAAGTTCAGTTAAAGAGTTATAGTCGAGCATAGACCTACGTGCTAACTCTGAAGCAACCTCTACAGATTTACCTGATTCCAAAGCTTCAACAAAAACAAGTCTTCTCATTTCTGCATCTTGCGACCTAGCAAGCGCATTACCAAAGTTCTTCCTGCCAGGAAGTATCCTGTCTAGAAGAAATCTATCAAGTTTATTACGACCTTTCTTTCCTGTTTTTGTTCTATTCAATTCAACTAGAAACTTATTCCAAAGGGTATCGTAAAAATCAAAGTCTGCTCTACTTGACTCGATGCCTTCAAAATTAATAGCTTCTCTAAGTTGTCCTGCTGTCCAATCTCTTGTTGCTCCACCCATCTTGGCTTTTATAAGTACTTCATCTGGTGGAGCTACCAATAGATAGTTACTTGTAAAATTAGATTTACCTAACCCTGACTTTAATATATCCAGTACTCCCAAAGTAGGAGCGAGGGTCATCGACTTTAAAAAAGTTCCTACTTTCATTTGTTGACCTATAGAAGTCATCATAATGATGGGAGCTGTGAATCTGTTGACTCCAAGAAACCTTGTAGCTATGTCTACTACACCTGTAAGCATTGAAGTAATACCCCATCTCTTCAAAAAATTTGCAGTCCCTACTGCAAAACGTACTGCTTTTTGCATCAAACTATTGGTCGAATAATTATTTTTCAACATACTGTTTAAAGTCTTTTCATTTTTGAAAATCCCTAAAAGCTTCTCCATGTCATTAGCCATCAAGCCATCGTATATAACTGCGATGTTTTCTTTTCCGATAAACTCAACTTCAGGAGAAAACTGTTTCAGAGAATTTTTTGCTAAATCTCGACTTATCCCTACAGATATAAGCTTATCATTCATTTGTGTTAGCACTTGTGAAAACAAACCTTGGAAAGCAGGGTCATCACTTCCTAGCAGATTCATCAAGTAATCTTCTTCAAACCTAGCAACCGCTGTTTCATCTAAAAGACTGTCAGGTAAAAAGGCGAACTCATGCGTACCCTTACCTGTAGTGGCTTCTGCTTTTGACCAACCTTCAGGTATAACATAATCGTCCATACCAAAATACTTTTTATAAGAACCTTCAACTCGTTGGTCATATTCACCACCTGCTCTTCTTACAAATCTCACAAAGTCATCGAGATGTTTTCCATTCTTCTCTGTTTTTGTACTCTCTTTTAGAAATCCTCCCTTCTCTCCTACATACTGGGGAGTAACGCTTACTCCCTGTCTATTAAAAAGGTGACCATTTTTGTAAGTGAAAAGCCTGTTGTATTCAGGATTAGATGGATAAACTATTCTGTATATACTCCATGTTTGGGGGTCAACTGTTTTTTTGCCTTCAGAAATAAAACCACTATCCTTAATATCTCCAACTTTTTCTATGTATACTTCATTGGGAGTTTCTTTCTTTGCAAAGATAGGATTGTTATCACGAAAGATTTTATTATCTATTTCGTTTCGTATTCTATCTGTAATTGATTGAATCTTATTTATTGTGTTTGTGTTCAATTTTGCTTCTTTTACAAAGTATTGTAAAAAACCATGTATAGAAGTAGGTAAAGTTTTTTGGCTTGCAATATATTGTATGTATTCTGTTATAAATTTAACTTGTAAATCTCTACCTCCATTTTTAAATATGTCAACTTGCAACCCATCCATTAAGATTTGATTAACTTGTTGCTCTATGGTAGCTATCGCCTTTCCTTCATCCATTCTTGATATAACTGCTGCAGATTTAGTATCATTGACTTGCAGCATTATTTTTTTAGCAATAGCTTCAGGCATACCTAGACCTATACCTTCACTAGACACACGGGTAAAATCTAAAAACGCACTTGGGTCTTCTGCAACAATACTATAAAGTTCTTTATTAACACTAATCTTTGTTTGTATATCAACTAGTTCTGATACAAGTACCTTGAAGTAATTATCTCCAACCCCCATCTTTTTTAATGAGTCATACTTAGACTTAAGTTCGTTTACAACTATTTTTATATTCTCAGGATTTATAGGTATTATGTTTCCAGGTATATAAAACCGAGCGTTTTTATCATTACGAATTATGTCTATAATATCTGTTTGATACTTACTTAAAATAAAATCATCGCCAAAATACCTCTTTACTATTCTTTCCCAAACTTTGGCTTGATGAAACTGTGCGATGTATTCAGGCATGTTGGTTTGAATGTCTTCTATTATTGTCTTAACTCTTGCGTTTCGAGCTTCTGTACCTAGAGTCCGTGCAGGGTCAAATAAGTCAGGGAACTGATGAGAGAAATAATTATCTAATAAATTGGCTCGTTGTACTGTATAGTATTCTGTAGCTATTTTTGTTTGTTGCGTCTGATAAGGTTCAGAAGGAGGCATCTTTTTACCTGCCAAGACACTTCTATAAAGTTCTTTTAAATCTGAACCAAAGTCTAACTTTGCATCTTCTTTAATGTAGAAGTCAACAAGTTCTCCAAGCGTTCCACTATCATTGTTTCTTTTTATTCTATATTCTAAAATAGATGATGCGGCGTTCTTTGCTTTAGTCAACGCCGCTTGCGCTCGTAAAAATGTAGCAGGAACATTAACAAATGTTTTTGAAAAAAGTTCAAAAGGAGCAAATAAATAATGCAATGCAGCGTTTTTATTTCTCATAGTTTGTATGGTTCTTGCTATTTCTTTAACACTTACTTTAAAACTAGAGCTATAAGTTTGACCTATAGGTATAAGGTCTTCTATTCCCAAGTCTTTTATCATCGAGGCTTCTTGTTGTAGACCACCTGCTTTCAGTCTAAAGCCATCGAGATGTTTAATAGCAAGCTCTGCTCCTATAATGTTTTGAAGTTGATTAAACTCTCTAGGGTTCAAAGGTGCATTGCTTTCAAGTTTTCTTACTATTTCAGCAGGTAAGTCAAAGCCTGTGGCTCTTTGAAAAGCTAAGATGTTCTTCACAGATTCAGGTTTTATTACAGCCATCGAGCCTAATATTTTATCTTCTTTTGCTGTAAAACCTAAGTAAGACCTTCGAGCTTCTTCATATTCTTTGTATGCTTTTTTGTTATTCTTAAGTCTTTTCACAGATTCAGGAGTAACGACAACACCTGTTTTACCAACTAGAATTAAGTCTTGGGGGTTGTTCTTTACAAATTCATCTTTAGCTACAGCAGAAACAGCATCGTCAATAGCGTCATAAATAACTTTATCATTTATAACTTTTTTTATATTTCCTGTTTTATCATACTCTAAAAGAGTTTTACCATAGTCTATAATCTCTTCAGGTTCTAAACGGCCAATCTTTTGTAATGCCCTATAAAAAATAATTTTATCATAAAGTTCTTGTGCGCCTTTTGTGCCTGCTTCTGGAGGTACAATCTTTGCGCTTTTCATAAGGGCATAGTTTACTGCTCTAGAGATTGCATCGGAATCTGTCAGCTTAGGTAGCTTCTTCCCTTTTATAATCTTTTTAACTGCATCAGCTACACTGTAATACCTATTTATACCTTGTAATGATATAGGCATTTTTCCGTCTTTCGCTTTTGTTATGTCTTTTCTAAAAGCTTTTATTCTATTTAATGCTTCGTCTAATGGTATCTGTGTTCTTTTACCAAAAAAGTTTTTGATAAAAGGTGATTCTAAAACAGAGTCTGTTAATTTTATTTCTGTTTTTTCAAGGCTTTTGGCTTTGGCAACCATTTCTATAATGGCTTCTTGGCCTGCGAAGGTATCACTTATTATCTTTGAAGATGCTTCAGACATTGTGTTCTGATTTATACTTCCACCTTTCTCTGCTATTTCTTTTTCAAGTTGTTTTACTGTTTTGTTTGTTGCTACCGAACCCAAAGCTTCTGCCAACTCTTTCTTCTTTGCTGAATAACTCATAGCATCTAGAGGTGTGGCAAGTCTTAATAGACTTTGTGCTGCAGGTGACTTTCCTTTCGATGCTCTCTTTGCTATTTCTTTAGCTAGTACCCTTGCTGAATTTGCAGTTCCAAATAGAGTTATTGGTATTCCTATTTCCATACCAAGCCCAGCTAGCATTGACAATGCTGTTCCTTGGGTCAACAAGTCTTTGGCTACTCCATCATAATCGTTTTCTGGTGGCAACAACTGAGCTTGAAACTGATTTATTACTCCTTGGTTTTCTAGTTGATTTGTAAGTACTTGACCCCAGAAACCTTCCATCTTTGATTTTTTATAGCCTGCTCCTTCTCTTGTACTTATTGGAGCAATAGATGTTCCCTTTTGTATTAGGTCTATTATCGGAGCAACAAAAGCCGAGCCTCTATTCAACTGTCGAAAAGCATAATCAAATCCAGATTCAGTTATAACTGCAGCTTCTTTTTCTACTTTATACTGTGGGTCTTTAGCAAATTCTTTATATTTTTTATCAAGCTTTTTAAAATACTCTGGATCTTCGTATTTTATATCTTCGAGCGTTTCTGGTACTTCTGGAATAGAACCTGTACCAAACTCATCTCCTAATGGTTGAGTTTCAGATTCTTCTATTATTTCTTCTGCTTCTTCAAGCTCTCTGCCTATCTTACCAATTCTTTTATATTGGGTTGGAGTATAAATAGGTTGCAGTAAAAACGTTTCTTTTACCAACTCAAGCGGTGTAGCTTTCCTTACAGCTTTTTTTTCCTCATCGTATATCAAACCTCGAACAGGGTCAACAATATTAGATACTGTTGCTCCTTTGGTAAACATGTCATCAAACTCTTTTGATCCTACAATCTGACCTTTTATAAACTGTCCGTAAATTTTTTCTGCTCGTTTTGTTGAAGACTCTTGCAATTTTGCTTCTTCTTCTGGAGTCATTGTTGGTTCATACTTTTCTATAAAGTATTTACTAGCCAAGGTTTTTATTCTAGGCTTTGCAGATTCATGAAATACCTGTGCTGTTAAACCTTTTTCAGTTTGCGTTGAAGGAACGTAGTCTAGTTTTGTTTCACGCAGTAGTTTCAACTCTTTATTAAAATCGTCTAGTTCTTTTTGCAGTCCTTCTATATCTACTGCATAGTCTTCGATGGTTATTTTGTCTTCTTCCAAAAGCTTTTTCAAGTCATCGATGTCTTTTTGTATATAAAGTTTTGGTCGAGCCATCTTTAATCTCCCATTTTAATTCCAAAAGATTTCAAAGCCTTTTGATAGAACTTATCTTCTTTTCCATCAGGAAGTATAATAGGATTATTCGACCTTTGTAAAGCCATTGCTCTACTGTTGAATGAAGCAATCGCTTGTAGCTGTGACTCTGCATCTGGAAACTCGTTTGTTATATCTGATATAACTGCATCGTAATTTGAACCATTGCGATACGTTTTATTAACAGGGTCAAAGTGTTTCTTGTACAATAACACTCCTGTCTTTTGGCCTATTGAACCATTTAATAAATCGGAATCTGATTTGTCTGCAAGTTCAAGTGCCTGCTTTTGTGTTGCATAAAACTTCTGCGCTTGTGGAGAAAGCTTCGCAAGCTCTTGGTTCTTTGTTGTTTTAGGGTCTGCTATTTCTGCAGCTCTTCTTTTTATGCTACTAGTGCTTCTCATCTCAGGTTGTAGTTTGCCTATGCGTTCTTCTGTTTTGTATATGTCAAGCTGTCGCTCTAGTGCAATCTTATCTAGAAGTAGTTCTTCTTCTCTTGTGACAAGTTGTGGTGCATTTGGTATCATCTTCTGTAGTATTGAATAAGCTCGAAAAGCTCTTCCCAACTTAGCGTCTTTTCCTATTTGAGCCATCTCTACATCTGTAAGCTCGAAAGGTGAATCATCCGTTTTGCGGAGCATTTCAAAAATAGGCTCTGCTTCACTAGCTAGAAGTAGTTCTTCTTGTGTGAACTCTCTTGACTTAGGAGCTTTTAAGTATCTAGGAGGTGATAGTCTTCGAGATTTTTTACCTGTTTTCAGGTATGCATCCATTTCATCTTGGTAAGCTTTAGATATATCTGCTTCAGATATATTTTCTACATCAATAAATTGCGACTCTATCCAATCTTTTATATGTTTTTTGTTAGACTCTTTACCTGTAAAATCTCTTGACTCTAAATCATTTAGTAAATGATACTTTAAACTAGCTTCTTTTATTCCTTTTCTGTACTTAGGGATTAAAGTTTCATACTCTTTCTTTTTTGTTTTGGTTCTAAAGTTTTTTATTGCAGACTTTAAATTAGTATCTGGTACTCTACCACCTAATTGGTTTTCTGCTTCTATAGCAGTAAGATTTCTATTACCTGATTGACCAAATCCTTTTTCAATTTCAGACATCAGCTTTTCAAAGTTTTGTATTTCCAAACCTTCTATAGGATTTGTTACACTGCCTGCATGCATCCGAGCTTGCCTAAGCTCACTTGCATCAGGTTGATCTGCCATATCCTTTATTGCTTTAGACAATTTATACTGAGCTTCTAAGTTTAGATTTTTTTCGTTTACCTCAAAAGCTCTCTTTGCTATATCTATTTCACCTTTACGAACGTTTTCTCTTGCTTCATTTAAAATCTTTTCATACTTATTAAGATACTTTTTCTGTTCTTCTAGT